AACCCTAACGCTAGACTTATGAATAAAGTTGACTTTCAGGCATTGGCTGATGAAGGAAAAATAAAAGATGAAGATGGAAATGTTGTCACTAACGTAGAAGATTCTCCTCTTGTACCTTTTGCAGAAGGTATGACTTACGAAGACAAGATAAAGGTAATGGCTAATAACAGAGCTAAACAGATAGAAACTGTTGATTCCATCGCTGACTTACCTGTTAATCGTCTTCTCACTCAGTTTGCAGAGCCAAGAAAAGACAAGAAAGAACCTGTTCGCCTACCTAAAGGAAAACCATTTTATACTGATGTCGAAGGAAACAAAGTTGAACTTAAAGAACGCCCTTTGTTTGGTAATGTAGGCGAAGAGGGTAAGATTGTACTAGACTATGAAAACCCTGCTTTGCTATTCAAAAACTTTCTTGACAAGAAGACAAACTTAAATGAATACCAAAAGTCAATGCTGATAAAAGCACAAGCTACTGAGGGATTTCTAGAGCCAGACAAGTCTTTGGAGTCATTCAGAACAGTAAATTACACTAAAGATATAGTCAGAATGTTAGGTAATGCTAGTCTGTTTATGATTGAGCAAGGCATAAATACTTTGGGTGATTTACGTAAAGGTGCTGACGACGAAGAAACTCCTGATTGGCTCAAGACTATGAGACTACCTAGTAGTCATATAGACTATGGCTCTGAGATATTTGCTCAAAGAACAGGCATAGACGTAGAAACAGCAGAAAGAATACTCGATTGGAGTCCTGATTGGACAGCCCCAATCAAAAGAGAATTTGTATCAGGCTTACCAATAGCAGGCATACTTAGTCTCGCTAGATTTGGTAAAGTAATGCTACGAAATTCTTCCTTTCGAAACTATGTAAAAAAACAATATGGCGGTAAAACTTTTGAAGAAGCTGTTGAAAACGGTATAAAAAAAGGTGAAAATTACGAGTCTATATTAACTAACTATGCTGAAAGTGGTAGTGAGTTTTTTAATACTCCGTTTTTTAATAGTTGGAAAAAATCATCTACTATCGACGCTATAAACTCCATGTCTGTATTAAAAAATTATATTAGAAAAGTAGATACTACTGAGATAGATAGTATGATTAAGCAACAAGGGGATAGAGTGAAAGAATTTTCTGCGAGAAGAGTTAAAGATCCCAGATGGAATGAGGGTTGGAGAAAAGAATCAGATATTTTAAAAGAATTACAAGCAAGAAAATCTAACATGTTTTTAACAGCTAGAATTCCTGAAAAATTCTTAAATGCTATAAAGACAGAAGGGTTTCCTGCAATTGGAGTAGGCTTATCAAAATATACGCATCAAGAATACTTTGAAGATCAAAGCGAAACTATGTTTGAATTTGGAGGTGTTGCTCTAGGTTTGTATGGCGAAAAGTTATTATTTGGTTCTACAGGCAGTATGAGAAGTGTTCTTAAGGGGATATTTACAACAGACATAGCAACAGGCAAGAAAAAAGTAGCTGAAGAATTTGTAGCTACTATGTACGGAAAATCACCTGAATTAAGTGTAATTTTTGAAGAGGGGGCAAATGCAACCCTAGCTATGCAAAACAGATTATTGTCTCTGAGAGATGCTAGAGGAAATCCAATCATAACTAGCCCCGATCTTGTAACAAATACTATAGAAACTATTGGCGTATTAAATATACTTAAACAAACTTCAGGTACTGTGACTAATTCTATAAAAGCAGGCGATGCTATGAATTTCTCACAAAAATTTACAGACCTGCAAAATAAACTTATTAATCAAAAAGAATTAAATCAACAATTGGCTGATGCCGTTAACAAACTTAATGTCGCAGCGACTTCCCCTAGTATTACAGAAGCTGATCAAAAATTTATACGAGGTCTACAGCGTTATGCAAAAGACAGTCAAACAGCTTTACAAAAAGAAATAGATGATTTCTACACAAACATAAATGACTCTAAAGCCGTATTGTTATTAAGAACAACGGGGGCAGAGATAGGTGGCGGTAAGTTAGAAGACACAGGGGAGTTACTAAGCACTCTTAACTTAACAAAGAAAAAAATGGACATAGCTCTAGGTAAAACTTCTGAACAAATAACAAAAGAGTTGAACCAAGAGCTTGAAGTATTTGATCAGGCTATAATGGAGTTCACTCAAAAAGCCGAGAACTCAAAAAAAGCAGTTAGTTCTGATATCAAAAAAATAACAAGTTTATCTTTTAATTATATTAAAGAAGGGAAGTACCGAAGAGCATCTAATGGCTTTAATATATTAAGAGAGCAAAACAAAGATGCTTTTATGGATGTTTCTAACGTTTTTGATACTATGGTAAAAGATGACGTTGCATCAGAAGGAGCTAAAAAAATTGCAGGCATTAAAATGTCAGCCGTTTTAGAATCAAATATAGGCTCTACCTTGAATGATGCTGCTGATAAGTTTTTTAATTCCAAACCTGAATTAACAGACTCAGTCAATGCAATCAAAGAAGAATACCCCAATGCTTCATCTTTAGAAATATGGTCTGCTTTAAGGCAGCAGGGTATTGATAATGGTGAAGATGTAATGAAACTACCTTTAAATTTTGTAGATTTTGAATTAGTAGCGTCAGGACTTTCAAGTGTTGTATATAAAGATAGGAGTAAGAGAAAGGTGTTACCTGTAAAAGATATACGAGAGTCATTATTTAATGCAGCGGAAGATAAAGCTACAGGTTTTAGAGTAGGGTTCTTTGACCAAACAGGAGGAGTTCCTGTAAGTAATAAAGTTATGAACGATTACAGGCAAGTCAAAAACAATTACATGGATTATGCTGAAAGGTATGATACTGGCACTATCGGGGGTAATTGGTTAAATACAATTTCTAGTAAAAGTGAAAGTGGTATAGTTTATAAAACAAAACAAGGTCCTGCTAATTGGGTAGCAAATGAAATAAACTCTTACATTAACAATGATAAAATGTCTTCTTTAAGTACAGATTTTATGTCAGATATGGCATCTGTTTTTAATGGAGTCAAAGTATCAGGCGGCAAAAATGTACCTGTAACTTATCAGTTTGTAGAAGGTCAAAGAGGAACTAGATCATTTAAGAGCTTGATGAAAAACAACCTTAAACTAATGGCACTCAATGCCAGTTCTGGTGGTAAGCTTGTACAAAAACTACGTGATGACCCAATATTTAGAGGTAAATTCTTAACTAGTAAAGAGATTACTGAAGGTCGTGAACTTATAGCTGAAGGAGATAAAGATACTTTTGCTGCTGTAATGTCACAAATGAAGAATGCTACTATGGTAAGACAAGACGGCACAGTCGTACCTTTGTTTAATCAAGCTGATATTGATTCTATTTATGATGTAGGTGGAATAGATGAGCTTGTAAGAGTTAGTAAAAATGCTAAGTTACATGTTAATAATGCTTTGGATAATACTAGAAGAATTGTGGAAGAAGTTCGTAACCCTGATAGCATAGTGGCAAAAGATCTAAAAGCTGAAGCTGACCTGATGCTAAAATATAGTGGTGATATAAACCCACCTAATATAGCTTTGGCTCTTCAAAAAGGTACAGATGGACTTGATAAGTTAGATTCTGTCAGAAGAGGTTATATACGTAACCTAAAACAAAGAGGTATACAGGGGAAAGCGTTTGACGATAACATAAGACGTTACGATAAATTGATAGCTAAACAAGCCTTAGAATTTATACAGACAGGATCAGTAAGACCCGTGCAAGGCACTGTGGGGAATATGGATAAACCCATACCTACAGCAGTTGACCCTAGTGCTATGTGGAAAAAACTAGGCGGGGAAGGGAATAGCCAAGAAGCTGCGGCCATAAAAACTCTTTTTAATAGAGCAACAGGAGATGATAAACTCTACGAGAACTTACAAGCAATAGCAGGCTTGATGAACACGAGAGTTCCGGGAGCAAGTTCAGGCGTAAACTTTGCAGGAATACCACGTGGCTTATCTGTAGAGTCTTATATAAGTAGGGTATATTCTATGGCTAGAGAGGTTGTTTCATTTAAATATGTGGCAACAGAAGCAATTTTACAAACTTACAGAATGAAGAATTTTAATATGTTCTCAGCTATGATAGATGATCCAGAAATTGCTGAGTACGCTTTAAAGATTATAAAAACTGGAAAGCCTTTAGATAGAAAGTTAGAAACAAACTTTTTACAACTTATAACCAACGCTCTTGCAAAACAAGTTGTTAGGTACGAGAGTGCAGAGGGGTCTAAATTAAATCCGAATGCAGGAGAGGGATTCTTCTCTTCATCAGGAGAAGGAGTCATTAACAACTATAATAACTACGTCAAACAGGCACAAGAAGAGGGCTTTTTGATAGGTGCTATAGATAAACAAGCTATGAAAGTAGCAGGAGAAGGGGAGTACTTGACACCTAACTTATCAAATGTATTTGCAGGTTCTGTAGGTCCTAAGTTCGACGTACGAAAGAAGCCTGAATTTTTAGGTGGCTCACCTGACACAGATCCTGAGACTTTAACAGGTGCAGAAAAACTATTCGGCAGAGTAGTTAGATAATTTAACTAAGGAGAGAGACTAATGAAGACTTACTACAACGGACCACGTAAAGGCATGATGTACGGTGGTGGTGCTACCATGAGAAAGCCTATGATGTATGGTGGCATGGCTAAGAAAGGCAAAAACATGCAAATGGGTGGCATGATGGATGAGAAGAAAATAAAGCCTAATGCTAACCCATCAGATATGATGATGAGTTCAAATATGGGCATGATGTACGGTGGTCAAGCCAAACTAGACATGAACAAGAACAACAAGATAGATAAAGAAGACTTCAAGATGATGAAGAAGTAGGTTTATCTCTCTTCCTAAGTATCTTACGACCTCTGAAGAAAACAATTGTATTGATAGTGGTGTTGATAGTGATAGCTACCAGTAACCAAATTTGCCACCACTCTATCACACGTACCTACCCGATTTATCCATGATCTCTTGTGCCATAGACTTCAGATACTTTATCAACTGAGTTACTTTATTTGTACCTTCATACATGGGAAGACCTAAGTTCATGGTCTTCTCAAATTCATTTGGATCTACTGCATCGTAGAGTATCTCAACATTTCCATCCTTATTAAGAAACGCTTCTAACGAGAACAGTTTCGCTTTCACCTTTGATTTCATTGATCGGCTCTAATTCACTTATAGGTAAGTTATAACAATCAGCTTTAAACGTAAAGCCGTTGCTTGGATCTACTTGACCTTTCTTATATCGAGTAGCTTTAGCGTAGTACTCTTGTTTACTAATGCTACCTAGTATCCAAGCTTTACTGAGATCGGTCAGTATCCTCACGAACACATAACTATCACAGTCTTGTTTTGTACCATGAGATGCAACCGAGCAATCATAGTTAGACTTTGGCTTAGTGTTACAACGTTTAGTCTTAACGTCGATACGATTCCCATCTTTCACTAAATCATAGTTATATGTATTTGCTTCAGTTGCCCCAATGATATCAGCTACGATTACCTCGCCTATCGCACCCACAACATTGCTAGTGCCACCTGTAATACTTCCCTGCAATATGCCCACAGTAGAAGCTTTTTCCCTCGCATGACGCATGTAATCCTCGCTGATTGGTACTTCAATCATCAGTTTGCACCTAAGTCTACAACTTCACAGGCATCTGCAGTGCAAGCCAATTCACGAGTACCGCTCGTGTTATCTTCCTTTTCATACTTAGAAAACTTAGTCCAATCCAAAGAAGCAGGCACACGGCTTTGCCACTCTAGATAGTCATCAGCTTCTATGTCTTGATAAGGAGCTTGTTGGTACGTATGATCGGCAAATGGAAGAAACGATACACCCGACGCTATATCAAAGTTATCGTACAACCACGCACCAACTTCCATCCATTCCTCTTCCTTTACAGTAATAGTCACAGACGGTTTGTGTTCGCACCAGTTAAGTGCATAGACTTTCCAAAGTTCTAGTTGTTCTATTGCACTCATCTCAGTTCTAGTGATAGCACCACTAGGAGATTTCATTGGAAAAGAAAACACGGTAACACTGTCAGGCTTCATAACGTCAGGCTCTGCAGGGATACCTTCTTCTTTCATAAATTGTGTTAAGGGATCTTTGTTATCCCCACGTACTGTTCTGATGTAGAAATCATTGTGTCTAGCATGAATACCTGATGCAGAATCGGTCAACTGAGACACAGTACCACTTGGCTTTACACAAGTGATAGCCGTACTTCTTGGTATTCCGATAGCATCTGCATATTCTTTGTTAGTCTTTATTGCCACTTGTTTCATCTCTTGTAACCAAATCTTTGAATCAGTTGTTTTAGACAGTACATAATGATCCATGATACCAGTTAATGAAACACCAAGCAAGCGTTCTTCTTCAGTATTTGTTTTCCATATCTTACGTAGATACTTCAGATCTGTAAGAGTAGACTGAAATGTACCTAGCATTGTAGCAACACGTACCTTTGATTGAAGACTTAGTAAGTCATCGTTCTCACGTACGACCACTTCAGATAAGTTACAGAATTGATAAGGTCGGAGTATGATCTCACTACATGGGTTCGTACCCCACATGTGACCTGTTTGTCTTCTACCACTCTTAGCTACCTGATCGTCGGCAGCCTTACGATTGAACATGCCACGCTCACCTGACTTAGACTCATACAGAGATAACCATTCTCTCATGTAAGTTTCCATAGCAGGCTTACCTTTGTAGGCTACAGAGTTATTTGCTAATGCTCTCTGACCGTTGTTGTTCCACCACTCACCTGATTTAGCGTGAGCCATTTGATCATCGTTTAGGTTAGATAAGCTAATCAGAGCAGATCGTCTTACACCACCTACAACTACAACCTCACCTACCTTACACATAATATCGTGGCACTCAACAGGAAATAACTTTCTACCTGTAGCACCCTTGAATTTCTCAATAGTGAACTTAAATAAGTTAACAAGAGGATCAGCACCTGATGCCCTGCCACCCATAACTTTCAATCTTGCACCCGCAGGTCGTACCTTTGATACATCCCAAGAAGGTATCATTCCTGAATAAAGTAAAGCCACAAGCTCACGATATGCTTTCGCCCACCCTGCTTTACTATCTTCCACAACAATAACAACTTCAGACTCTTGCATATTCTCGCTGATTACAGGTAGCTTATCTACGTTCTCTCGTTCTACAGAGAAACCTACACCTGTACCACACATAAGAATGTACATGGCTTCATCGAAACTACGTGGACTATCTACTGGTAGGTAGCTACAATTGTACCCACAAGTGTTATCTCTTTTGAGTGCATCTCCTGCAGTCATCATAGCTCTCATCGATGGCATAACTCTCAAGTCACTAATGTACTCGTGTATTATCTCTTTATCAACTCTGTCCATCTTGTAGTTGTGCTTTTCTAAGAGAGTGTCTTCCATAAAGTTTACATATCTTGAAACTGTCTCTAACCAGTTCTCTCTTCTGCCTTCATCATCCATCCACCTAGCATATAAACTCCTGATATGAAGTTGGTAACATATTAGACGCCATTATATTCTTCTCCTACTTTTGTTTCAATTAAACGGTTTAGATACCACCGTGCTTTTTCTAAATCTTCTACTCCATTCTTGTACTTGTATCTGCATATGTACTTCAAAATGTTGCCTTGAAGATATGTTTCAAATCCATCTCCTGTGACAGATTGAATTATGTCTATGGTTTCAATGCCTGCCTTATTATAGTGTGCAGGACTATTGACCATATCCGTACTATTTTCTACTTCCTTAAGTTTCATCTTCATGTATTCCATGTGTCTCATTACTGATCATTACCGAAATCTACTTTAATTACATTCTCAGGGATGTCAAGCATTTCTCCTGTATCTTGCTGATATTTTACTTTTAGTTCTTTGGCCGCAAAGTTAAACTCTATCTCAGATTCCCCACAACGAAACACTTCATCACCTCGTCTACGTAGCAAAGCCATGACACCTTCGTGCATGATTGATGCAACAGAGTGATCCTCAAATGTCTTGTACTTCTTGCCTGTCGTATCGTAGGCTACCAAGTGAAACTGATCATCAGGCATCTCAGATAGGATTATGTAATACTTGTCTTTCTCCAAAGACATAAGTGTGTTCATGTCATCTTTTTTCATTCTTGAGCCACTCCATAGGTATTGTTTTTTCTGCCCACCTATAATTGTGCTTAAGACACCAATCAGCGTAAGTGGTTTTACTTC